CCGCGTATCTCGTCGAGGAAGTCGATCTGGGTCTGCTCGAGCGGTTGCAGCGCCACCATGATCGCCGATTCGATGATCGTGTTCTCGCTCATCTCGCCGCTGTCCGGCAAGAGCGAGGTCTCCCACTCGTAGAGCAGCTGCTGGCCGTTTTCCTCGTAGACCGAGTAGACGCGCGGGATGTCGTCGGCCCGCTGCACCACGAGGCGCGTCGACGATGAGACCAGAAACGTGTCGTTCCAGACCTCGACCAGGCTGGCGCCGCCGGTATGCGGGCCGGTCCAGATGCGTCGGGTCAGGTCGTACCAGTAGGAAAAGACCGTACCGTCGGCGTCCGGCGCGTCGATCCGCAGGGTGCGGCCGCCAGCCGCCGCAGCCATGCGCGAGGCTTGCGCCAATGTGGAAAAGGGGATCGGCGGCGCGACCACGGAGAGGAAGGGGGAGATCACCCCCTCGCCGTCCTGGCCGATCGGATCCGAAACCCCGGCCTTAAAGTCGATGACCCGGAGCCCCTCGGGCGACACGAAGAACGTCCCCAACGTCGAGGGGGTGATCGTGTTCGGCGCCAGCGTGCCGGTCGCCACCGGCAGCAGGTCCATTTTCAGATTGCCGGTGGCCGGGTCGCCGGTGATCTGCTGCATGTTCGAGCCGCCCTGGAAGGCGACCAGCGCCTGCACGATGCCGCCGACGATCGGAGCCGCCAGCATCAAGGGGGCGATGGCGGTGACGTTCCGCGCGTTATTGACGGTCAGCGCCTGGGTTGCACTGGTCCGCACGCACGGCAAGAGGCTATCCGACCAGGGAATCCCATTCTCAAGCGCCGCAAACCAGGCCCGCCCGTTCATCTGCGCCACGCCCACGGGGACGCTCGGCAGCGGGCTGATCGCGGTGTCGCCCGCCCCCCACAGCGGGGCCTCGGGAGTGCCCCCCACAATCGCCAACTCGACGCCGGCGTGTGTGCCGGTGAGCGCCGGGCTGACCTCGATCTGCGTGCCGCTGAAAAACAGCGTCGTCGTCCCGGTCGACAGCGCCGGCAGAGACAGGACGATCAAATTGCCCCCGGCGGAGAGCAGCGTCGTCCCAGGCGCGATGCCCGCCCCGGCCACATCCATGCCGTCCGACAACCCGCTGGCGCTGACAGTGGCGAAGGCGCTGTTGCTGTTCGCCGTGATGCTGGCGACGATCTCCGCCGTCACTGTGGCAAACGAGACGATTGTCGTGCCCGCCGCAACGCCGGTGCCGCTGATCGCGAGCCCCGGCTGCAACCCGAAGATGCTCGGGTTGCCGGTGATCGTCGTGTCGGAAAAAAAGGTAAACGCGGTGCCGTTGGCAGAAGACGTGGCCGGGTTGGATATCTGGATCTGTTTCCCGATAACCGAGAACGCCACCCCGGTGGCCGTGGCGGTGGCGTTCTGGTCGAGGGTGATCTGCGTGCCCGGACCCACCAGCAGGATTTGCGATCCCGGCGGAATGCCGGCTCCCTCAACGACCATCCCGACATACATGGCTGAGGTCGACGGCACATTGACGATGACCGCCGAGGCGGCGGTGGTGTCGCCCTCGCCGGCCACCGCCGCATCCATCACGTCGACGATTGTTGTCGACGCCGGGATGCCCGTGCCGGTGATGGTGAACCCGATATTCGCCTCGGACGGCAGCGCCCCCGGCGGCACGCCATAGATAAAGAGCGGATTGTCGGTGATGACCGTATCGCCGATCACCGCGAACTGCTCGATGGTGTTGCCGGTGATCGTGGCCTCGAAGTCGCTGATGTCGAACCAGCCGAACTTGATCCCGTAATCGGACGGCTCCCCCGTCGTCGAGCCGGGGAACCCGGTGTGCGTCACCAGGATGCGGCTGCCGACCTGCGCCATGATCGGCGGCGTCCAGTGCCCCGTAGCGGGGGGCGATACCGGGAGATTCGCGTCCTCGATGCCCGCGACGGCCAGGAAGGCGCCGGCATCCAGATCGTAGGCGAATGGCTGGTCCTTGCCGGCAAAGAGACCGCTGGACACCATGCCGTAGACGATATTCCCGACCGGCAGCATGGCGGTGACGAAGGTCGCGGCGTTGAGGCTGGAGAACTCTATCGTGTCGACCTGCCCCGGGCGGCAGACCCAGTTGCCTCGCGTCGTCGGGTCGGGCACCAGGTTCGCCAGCGCCCGCATCGCGCCGCGGCCGGCGTTGGTCGCGTCGGTAGCGTCGCTGAGGGTTCTGGCTACGAAGCTAAGGGGAACTCCGTTTCTAAGGGAGGTTGCCACCGGCGATCCTCTCAGCGAGCGGCCACTCCCGTCTCGCGTAGGCTAGGACAAGAGCCAATTCTTCCGGTGTCGCATGCGTCGTGACCGTGACGGCAACCACGGCTCACCAGCCGGCGTGCTTGGTGTTTTTGGCCCGCCGATATGCCCCGCCCGGGGCCGAGGCGAAGTTGCGGGGATCCATTTGGATTTGTTGCGCGCGGTTCGTTTTGTCGTCGGCTTTTTGGGCGTACTTCCGCATAAGCCCGGAAGCCACGCCGCCAAGTTGCAATGCCCTCTGGTCGTCGCTGATCCCGCACAGGCGCGAGGCGAGTTCGGTAATCAGATACCCCTCGTGGGGGAACCACGGCACCGTCTGTGGATTGACGATCGGAGGCATCTGCCGCTGGTAACGCACCGATACCGGATAGTTACTCAGGGGCGGCGGCCAGACATAGGCGACCGGGGCGATACCGAAGAAGACACTGGCGCCGTCGCGGGCGCGGGACGTGTCGAGGTCCAGCGTGATCTGGTTCGTCGTGGTGTCGATCGTGGTGATGACCGACCCGGGTTCGATCCCCTCGCCCGCCGCCGACAGGCCGACCGTCAGGCCCGCCAGGCTCACGGTAGAGCCGTCCGCATTGATGATGTTCGACACCGTGCCGCTGGTGCCGGTGATGTCGCCGACAGCCGAGAGGATGATCCGATCGGTCAAGGGGCCGCCCATATCGGTCGCCCATATCGACGGGACTGATTGGGCTCCGGCGAATTGCGAGACGCCATCGAACTCGGCAATGTCGATCGGAGTCATGTAAATCGGCTGATAGCCCTGAGCCAATTCCGGGGCCGGATATTTGTACCAGACCGAGCCACTGGCGCCCGTCGCGCCGGACGAGCCTGACGTGCGCAAGTAATCCAGCGGCAGCTTGATGGGGCCGCAGCCGAACGTCGATGTCAGCGCCGGGTCGAAATTGAAACTGAAGAGGCCCCGCGCCAGCGCAAAATCATAGTCCTGGCAGATGTCGGAGAGGACCGAGTTCAGATTGCGGATGCCGAAGGTCGACGTGTAGCCCGGCACCTTGGCGCGATAGACCGCCTCCTCGATTATCTGGAAGGCGGTTAACACAACTATTCTGCCGCGGCGAGGAACTCGCGCGTCTCGGGGAACAGCTCGGGCGGCTCCCGGCCGGCGATGATTGCTTCCATGTACGGGATGCGCAATTCGTCGGCCTTGATCAGCGCCTCGGCATCGGCGATCTGCTTGTCCCACTGCGCGATGGCGTTAACGTCCGTCTGGGGCATGGGCACCTTTTTGTGCCTGTTTTGCCCGAGGACCGCGATGTGAGCATTCGCGTCAGACTCCGCCTGCGCCCGCGATTTGCGCAGATTGCCGATTCGTTCCCGGTTCGACAGGAGACGCGCCTTGTGGAACGGCAGGTCGTGCATCGCCTTCCGGCGCTCCGCCGCATCGCCGACCAGATCGAGCACCTTCCGCAATTCCTCGGGGCCATCGTTGGTGTCCGCCCCAATCTCGTAGGCAAGCGTCTGCCCCTCGGCAATCTGGATCTGGTAGGTGACCCGCATCTCACTCACTGACGCACTCCATGCTCGTCAAACCCGCGCGACTCCAGCATCCGGCGCAGGCTGCTGAGCCGGCCCTCGCCCTTGAAGTCGAGTTCGTGCTGCCCCATCCGCCAGATCATCTCGCGGACCGACAGGTACTCGCCCATCGTCATCTCCGCTTCGACCCCGTGCTGGTAGAGTTTGCCGTCGATCCGCAGCCCCTCGTCACCGATGCGGCTGTCGTTGATCCCGGCGAGGAACGGCAGCATGACCCGGAAGCGGACCTTCTGGTTCATCCGCTCCTGCCATGCCAATTGCTCGACCTTCTCCTTCGGCAGTAGCCCGGCCGCCGCCTTGGCGTGGTGCAGGGCCTTGGCGGCCGCCGCCTTCCGCAATTCCTTGCGCCTCTCGTCATCGGCCTGCTTCACCGCCGCGTCGAAAGCGCCGCGCAATTCCTCGACCGACAACAGCTCGCGCGTCTCCTCGGAGAGCGAGGCCATGTAGATGTCGAAGGCGGTCGCCTCGGCCGCCGGCGCGGCATTGGCCGGCGCGGGCTCGACCGGCACCGGGGCCGTGAGGCCGTACTCCGCCCCGCTCTCGACCGGCGGCATGACCGGCGCGGGCTCCTCGGGATATGTCCCGTCATCGGCCCCCGGCGGTTCCGGTTCCGGCGCAACATCAGCCTGCGGCGTGGCCCACTTCGCCCTACGCTCGGCCTGGATGGCGCGCATCTTCACGGCGTGCGCCGCCCGTTCCTCTGGCGTCCATTCCCTCTTCGCCATCAGAACCCCGCCATGCCGGCGAGATGGGCGCGGAGCCGGTAGCCCTCAAGCGCCCAAATCTGGTTGCGCGCATCGTCCCGCGCGATCTTCTTGCCGAGTTCGGCATCGAAGTTCTCTGGCGAGGCCGGCGCACTCTTGCCCACCACCATGAAGCCGTTCTTCAAGGTCAGAGCGCAGACGGTCAGCGGTGTGCCGTCGAACACATGGAAATGCTCGGCGACGATCTGTGCGTCGATATGCGCCGGGTTGAGGCGCGGCGCATTCAGGTTCTTGGCCTGGATTTTGGCCTCTACGGATTGTTCGTTTCTCGACATGGTTTGCTTCCTCTACGGGATGCCGGGAACCGCCCGGCGCGGTTTTATGCTCCCGCGACCAGCCAATCCGTCCCGGCGATTGCCAGGGCGGTAATCAGCACAACGCCGCCGGTGTCGGGGTCGATCGCCACCACGTCGCCCGCCTCGATCGTCAGCTGCCCTCGGTTCGGGACGTAGAGGATGCCGACGTTCTCAATGCCGCCGATACCGCTGATGTGAGCCGCCGGGTGCCCGGTCGTCAGGTCATCCAGCAGCAGGTTGTTCATCGTCGCGATGTCTGCGGTAGAGGCCGGCCACACGATCCCGGTCAGGACCGTAGTCGTTGACGTGCCAACGGTCACTGTCGCCATCAGGCGCTCCTCTTAACCGTCACATAGCGACCGCGCCTGGGCTCGAACTTGACCCCCGAGAGCCACCCCCAACTGCGTCCGCGCACGACACTCTGTATCGCCATTTCCGACATATCGAAAGCCGCGGCCAACGCTCTGAATGTCATTCCACCCTCGCGCATCCTTAGAATTTCAGGAATATCCTTCTCGGTTAGGCGGCTTTGCCCGTGCTTCTCTCCAAGAGAGATGCCGTATCTGTGCTTGCCGTTCGCCATCTTGTCCCGCGTATTTTGGGCCGGCGTCCCGTAGTAAAGGTTGGCCAGACAATTCCGCGACTTGTCATCGTCCTTGTGTAGCGCACCCATACCGGCCGGACGTGGCCCCAAAAACGCCGCAGCCACAAGGTGGTGAACTTTTCTCTCCTTCGCGACCCCCGAGGCGTCAGTGAGCCTCACCCTCCAGTGCTGGTTTTTCCAGACGATCGGCCTCAACACATGAGGCTTCCGAACGCGCGTCCCACCATCCTTGGCTCCAACGCGACGAGGCAAGGACCTCACATCGCCCTGATCGCTCACTTCGTAGAACGCCTCATACCCCACCACTAGTCTCCACTCCATAATGCCCCCTCCGAAACAGGAGGGGCATTATACCTCAGCTCCCACCTTGGAACCATGCATTGATCTGCGCCAGGGTCGCGGCGTCGATCAGCGGCGTCCCGGACGAACCCGCCAGCGTCGTCGCCATCGCGTCGGCCGCCGTCTTGATGTTCGCCAGGGTCACCGCCCCGTCGGTGCCGGGGATCAATTCGGCATCCTGGAAGTAGATGGTCTGCGCCATCGGCGCGGCCCCCGGATACTCGTTCTGCCCGTAGGCCGGATCGTCGGCGTTGAGGCCGCCCAGGCCCGAAGGCCCGGTGCCGGCGCCCACCGCCTCGACGCGAAACCGGCCGCTCAAGCGCAACTTCATCGCCAT